CTATTGAAGTGTGGTCGCCAAGCTTTAACTCCCGGCACTCCAACTGAAGGCAAGAGTTGACTAGCAATGACTGCATCCAACTCTCCCTCGCAAATTGCAATGGTATCTGAAGGCTTTTGTAGATCAACTGCGTTGAACAATCTTGCTGGTTGATGCATTGGTGCCATGTATCTAGGCCCCGGAAGTTCATCGATCCTTCTGAACTTGAAACCTGCAACGCCATGGACGACTCGATAGGGGATGGATAACCATCCAATAAATTGGACATGGCTCGGGTCACAGTCGACTAGTACGCTTCCCAGACGATGCTCGCTTGACAGCCCCTGACTAGACCCCCGACATTCAAGGTAACAGACCGTCCCCCCGTTTATCTTTTTGTGATATGTCGTAGCCAAATCGTTTAGCAATGTCAGACGCTCTATCGAAAGCAACACGAAAATCCACCCCTTCTTTCCACATTAGTAATGAGTATGCATCTCCACCTATGCCACAAGTGTGGCAGAAGTAGAGTCCTGCTTTCTCTCCGTCTGTACTCATAACAGCAGACCTTCGAGTGTCGTTATGGAAACAACATCTAACCGGCTTTGAATAGCCTTCTCTTACTTCACCGCCATAGTGTTCGACCACAGCCTTGAGAAGCTCTGGGTCGGCGGCCATTAGTAAGTCTTTCTTACTGGCTTCTTCTTCTGAGTTCGTTCCAACTGATTGAGATAAGATTTGTATTCTTCAATACGCTTTTCCATCTTCTTCTGTTCTAACCTTGCATCGAATGTGTAATACAAGTGTTCTAAGAAGTGATACAAAGCAACACCTGCAATTACGATCAATACCCCTACTACTGTTTCCATTTTAATACCTCCGTAAATGTATCTAACTCCATGATTACAAACGACTTACCTATGCCATGCTGTCTACGCTTAGCGATAACGATTGGTATCGCTGGCGAAGACTTTCTTTTCTTCATCCAGTTTCTTACTTCAATACTTGCTTCCTCTACCCATGGCCCAAGCTTGAATGACTTCTCATTCTTTGCCTCGACTACGATAAAGCTTTGGATGTCCGGTGCCCATAACCATAGGTCACCTTCATCGCTAGTGCCTGAGAGCCTTAGTCTTTCGACTGGTTGAAACTCTTTACCTCTAAAGTATTCAACAAGATCTGTCTCCCATGTTGCACCCTTTCTTTTATTGGCCCGAGATTGCTTGGAGTCCAACGAAGTTCACCCCCGGTCTTAGATCGGCCATGCCCTGAACATCTCTGTCCACTATCTGAACTCGTGATGCATCGATACCTAGCGTTACAAAGTTAGATGCATCTGCTGAGTGTTCACCGAATCTATTCTTAACTGCTGCAACCCTGAACTCTTGGAACTCTGGGTTCATTGCAATGGATAAGATCATCGATGGAAGTTGTGATGCCTTACCAAGTATTGCTCGGCGAGGTGCTGGCATCTTTGGATCTCCAGTTCCTGCCTCACTCATGTGAGTTAGTGCAAGGACACAAGCACCAGTCTTACGAGCCACATGGTGCAGCTCTGACATGATGGCACGAATACCTGACCACTCTTCACCGGTAACAGATACACAGTTCATTAAGTTATCAATGACAATCAATGCAGGTGCCATGCCATAGACCTCGCCATAAGCGAGGATCTCTAGCTCGATTGCATCAATGTCCGGTGATGGATCAAAGACCCACTTGATATGTGAGCCTCTCTCATTCAACAATGGATCGAAGTAATGTGAGTCTGCATCCAAGTATGTTTCAACCTGTTGCTGTGGTAGTCCAGTCAAACCTGCGACTGTTCTAAACATCTGAGTAATGGGGTCGGTATCCGCCGAGAAGTAAAGAGTCGGAACTCCTGTCTTCAAGGCGTATACCAACGCCATCAAACTCTTACCTGAGTTTGGTTGACCTGCGATAAGACACAACTGTGACTGACGGAATCGCATACCATGCTGTCTAAGTCCAGCCCATACATCCGGTAAGGGTTTAGCAGAGGAGCTTGTGCTGTGAACCGCTTGCAGTAAGTTCAACATTATGCAGCAATACTCCTCAATCTTTTTAGTTTCAATTCTTCACGGATCCTTCTCCGTTCTATTGCAGAAGTTCCTCCCCAAAAATGGAAGTCTTCATTATGTAATGCCCAGTTGAAACAATCTTCTAGAAGTGGACAACTTGCACATACATTACGAAGTGTTTCGTAATGAGTGAAGTCTCTTTCCTCTGTGCAGAAGTGTTCGTTTCCGATAGAAGCACAAGCCTCGGTGCCGGTAAAGGCAGGGTAGTTTGGTTTACCCTGCCTCACCAACGAGATTAAGAAGCGTTTGCTCGGAAGTCGCATTGCTGGCCCTGTGGTCGTGAGCAAGCATAGAAAGCACGATAAGGCTTTCCAGAAGCTTTGGCAGTTCCAGCAGGAACTAACTTGGCTCCTTCTCCATGCTTACAGACTGGGCCGTTAGAAGGGGCAGCATTCGCTGGCTGACCCCATGCATCTTGTGGTGGCGTGATTACGGTTGCATTGAATGACTGTGCAATCGCTTGCGTGGTCATTGGTTGAGAGCCACTAAAGGCGTTAGCCATGGCTTGTAGTAGTGACTCGGCACCACTTGGATCTAAAGCTTCTGCTAATTTCTGTGAGAAGCCTTGATATGTTGCATCTGCAATGACAAAGATTGTTCCATCGTTTGTCTTTGTTGATACTTGAAAGCCTAGTTCGGCCATCTTATTTCTCCTTTATGTGTTTGATGTTGAGTCGGACTGATTCTTTGCCGACTGGTTTTTTAGGTACGAAGCCCAAGAGTTTCTCTACTTCCTTCTCATCGATAGATGCACGACCTGCAACAGTAGTCCAACTAATGTCGACCCCACTTCGTGTCCTACCGAAGATGCCTTCGAGTGAAGCTCGAAGACTCTCACGCTTCGCTTCCAGATCATCGATCTGGTTTCCTATTTGTAAGAACAACAAGGCATTGTTGTCCACCTCAGTATCTTCGATCTCGACTTCCGAGGTTTTGTTCAGTTCTTTTTTTAAGCCAGTACAACCTAACTCCCCAGAAAGGTCGTAATACTTACAATAGAACTGACAGTAGCTGGCATCCTTTTCAGGTTCAGGTGCATCGGCTGTGTTCTTAATACTCTCGAGCCAAGCCAATGCTTCTTCAGCAATCGCTGGATCATAGTCTTCAGAGTGAACCTTTACATCTCGTTCATCACCATCCCGGGCTATGGCACATAAGTTAACAGTCTTAACTTTGTAACCGTTCTTCTCCAACAGGTAGCCATATGTATGAACTTGCCAACGCTGGTTCTTTGATGGAAAGTAACTAAGGTTCTTAATCTTAGTTGTCTTCCAGTCAACGACTGCACCAGTTTCAGGAATGAATAGATCTATATGGGCTTTCATTCCATTGTATTCGACTTCGGTCTCAACTAGATACTTCTTACCATCCGGATCCAAAGCTTCGATTGATTTCTCAATCTCTGCATGGATGGCCGTTCCCATGATGGCTGCTAGTTTGAGTTCGTTGTCATTAGTTTCGGCTTGTCCATTTAACCGAAACCAAACTTTGCGTGAACAGCCACCGAGTTCTGATGGCCCTATCTGCACCTGAGTGCTACGAGATTTGCTTGCATCCTTAGCTCGTAGAACTTGGATAAGTAAATCTTTAATCTCACTCATCTGCTTCACCTTTCTTTAGATCATCCTGCACCTTGTTATAGGCTGTCCAGAATAGTGCATAGTAAGAAATATCAAAAGGAAAAGTCTTCATATGCGTGACCAATGCACCGGTGTGTGCATAGGCTTGGATCCCTGCTTCCTTCAGTAGATTGAAGAAGATAATATCTTCGCCAATAAACTTATCTTCCTTAAGATCATTCTCATGGAAGAAACTTTTATCCGGGAACTTCTCCCTTAGCTTTGGAATAATTGACTTGTGCATCAACACACATCCAAAGCCAGCAGAGTCAATCGGAATAATTTCATTCTCTGGTAGTGGGTGTATGTATTCAATCTCGTATTTACTTCTACCTTCTTTGAAGATGGTAGGCATTGGAACCGGTAGGTTATTGATGCTGTCTTTCCAGACAAAGTATACGCCAGATACAACAGGTCGTGAGACCTTATCTGCTGCATCCCATAGAGTCTTGAGGACTTCTTTAGTCAGCACAATATCTGAATCAACCCAGAGCAACCAGTCAGTTTTAGATTGGTCTGCCCATAGATCGAACAACTGCATACGCTGACGAGAGATCTGATTACCCTTGACTCTCATTGCATTGTTGATAGGCACACCAACTGTGTGTGCCATAAGCATCGTGTATACAAGTCCTTCTGTGAACTTGCCATCAGTCACACCGTTGTCACACCATGAGATTGATAAAGTTTCTTTGCTACTGTGTGGCAACTGGTGACCTTTCATCTTGCATAAGTTTGATTGCATACTCTAAGCCATCTACTAATCCCTGATTGTATTCAGATGTTGGTGGAGGTTCAATAGCTTTTATCTTCTTTGTAAATTGATCTATGTAAAAATCTTTAAGCAACATTCTGTAGCCCCTTAATGTATTGCTCTGCCAGTTCGGAGATCTTCGCTTCTCCATCGAGTGGTTTCCAGATAATCATTACACCGGGCAAGATTAAATTCTTTTCCTCGGGCAATGGAACTAGGTTAACCATTGTGTCTGCCATGAAATCTTTTTCATGCATCCAATCTACGAGATCAAACTTTGCGAGCTGATACTTAGTCGACTCGTAAGCGTGATCCCACCATACAGATACTGCTCCCTCATTGCTATAGGAAAATCCCATTACCCATGGATGAGGGCGGAATGAACGATCAGAGAACTCGGACATTTGTGCATAAATCGTGTCGACCTCTATGAGTTTCTCGTTCATGGCATAAGTGTGACACACAGGACTGACAAGCATTCATACATTTTGCGAAGCTCGGAGTGTCGTGCTATTGTCCGGCTACCTCGCAAGAGGTGGGGCAGAAACTTCAAGGCGACACTATACGGTGTAGCACCTAACCACCATAATTTTTATGGGGGGTGGGGGGGCATTTCTTCTTGCTCCTCTGCCGGTGTAGTTTTGTGGCACAAAAAAAGAGGGGCCCCCGAAGGGGCCCCATCTAGTTACTATTAAGTTTTAGTCTGCATCTTCTGGATCTGTATACAGAGCTGCCAATGTCTTTTCATTCTCGATCTTCTGAGCCTTCAAAGAAAGTCCTGTAGCTGCTGCAATGAAAGCCAATACTGCTTCCTGTGGAATGTCTGCATAGGTTGCAACGACTGCTACCAATGCCTGAATGAGACCAGCCCATGCGGCTGGGTTCTTCATGAATATGTTGATCTTCATACTTAGTCCTCCTTTGGACTTATGACTTAAAGACTGGCTTACCAAAGCCAACTACTGTCACAGATTGTGAGCGGCGTAGCTTTGAACCATTCTTCTTTTTGAAGGCACGAACCTTCAGGCAGACTTGTCCACCATTGCGTTGGTCACCC